CTAGTGGTTGAAATCCCACACCGGAACAGCGGTGCAGGAGACAGAGTCTTTAGATATAAAGACTCTTGCATTGTTGGGAAGGTGGATCGAATGCAACGTTCTGCATCATCGATCGCTACGGTCTTTTCGCGACGGACTAGATTCATTGCTCGAGAATACTTCTTCTCGTTGAGGAAGTAGAGCAATGACCGTCGTTGACGCGAGTTAAGACAAGCGTACGGTCGATGTGTAGGATCCTTATCCAACCATTCCAGCGCGCCTTTGTAGGTAAAGCAGTCTTGGTGAAGGAGATGCGCGATGTTTCTACGTCGCGATTCCACCATCTTTTTCACAACTTTTCTACAAAGGTAACGTGGTTTGGGTCCGATTTTGAATCTACTAAGCCTCAAGTCTGTCTCGACTTGTTGGCGAGCCAGTGATAGCACTGTTTCTGTGTCGACGCCTGAAGGGTGACGTGGGAGCTTGGAAAGCTCCTCACGAACACGTCTAACTTCATCTGAGGTATCGGACTGGAACAGAGCTGTAGGCCCGTGGCGATAGTAGGTTAGGACGGTGATGGCATCCGGCTTCTTCGTGGAGCCCCCGCCACCGTCACGGAATCGGCCCGGTATTGTGGACAGGCATTGCTGTCGAGAAGTTAGAGCAGCAGCTCGTCGTATAAGGCCGTGCTGAGTACCTCGTAGACATGCGAGAGAATCAGCGACGACGCGACCTTTGCGCTTGTCGAGTGCTCTAGAACCGACAGCTTCGCCGATTCTGACACATGCGCTTGCGGAGGCGTGGTACTTTCCTTTTCTCAGGACAAGTCTCTCGCAGAATACTCCGTAGGAGCTACTACAGAAGGACTTTTGCTTGTTAGATTCTAGACCTAACTGGGCAATTGTCTCTTCATACTTCTGTATTTGGTCAGAAGTCCACAGACCGATAAGGTCGTCACCACACGTGTTGAACGAAGACATCTCGCATCCGGCATTGAACGCTGCAAAGCCGTTGAGGATAGTTAGAACAGACCATCCTGGGCCCAGTCCCATCAAGGCACCGCATGTTGTTTCAATGCTTCGACCGTCCTCAGTCTCTAGTGTCTGTGGTCCCAAGCAGTGTTCGACGGCTAGCTCAGCCCACGCAGGTATGCGTGGGATGTTCTTGAGCATCCGCCTGACGACGAACTGTGAGAGATCACAAGAGATTGGATCGGTTGATTTGCTTAGGTCTGCCGAGTACAGCATCGTATCCTCAAGAGAGGAGCGAAGCTGTACGTCTGCGTTCCTAAGCATAGCGCGCGAGATGGAGAACTTCTTCACATACGGGATGAGGAGTTGGGTCAATGCACGGGCATACCAGACCACCGACGAAGTATGCAGCGTCGCGACTCGGATCTTTCCGTCCGGTTGGACTATGGGTAATGGTTTACACATAGTACGACGGCGGAGAGCCCGGCCCGCGTTCGCAAATGCTTCATCGAGTGTGAAGTTGTCCCCTGGTCGACGTTCAGGAGTTTCATCTAGGGTTTTGTAGAACTCTTCGTACCTCTCCCTTAAAGCAGGTGAGAGATCGTCGGGTTCGGATACATAATCCGCCCATGGAACATCTTTCTGAACTTCGAACAGCGCATCGGCCTTTCTACGCATCATGCTCTGCCACATATATCCGAAGACAGGCACCTTGAAGTAACGGTGCATGGCGTCGATTGCGGCTCCGCCTTTCGGGGCGGACAACGAGTAGCATGACTTAGGCTGCGGTAGAGGAAGCATCCTG